TTAAAGTATGAACCCGTTTATGTTTTTTGGAAACCAGAATGAACAATAAAGAAGAATTAGGATATCGTTTAGAATGTATGCTTGATGAATATATCATCAAGGTCCAGAATAATGAATCTAGCAGAAAACCTAGATTTTCACAAATCATAAGTTCGTATAGTACACCTAAGAAGTTTCAGCGAGATTTGATGGACATCTTCTCCAGAACTAGAGAAGAAATTGCGTGTGCAATTAAAGGTACAGATCTTCAATGCACTGAGGCTTGGTCATTTTTAACGCAAACAAAACTGAAAAAAATAGAAGAATATCTCAATCTTCTAATTGAAGTTCTTGAAAACAATAGCAAAATTACAAGAAAAAAGAGAAAGATCAATCCTTCGGTTGCTGTGAGGAAATTGAAGTTCAAGACTATATTCAAGAAAATAGAATCTGTTGATCCTGAGAAGATTATAGGTGCAACTCATTTTATCTGTTACAACACGAAGTATAAGAAAATTTCATACTACTATAGTAATGAAGGCTTTGGTGTCAAGGGAACAACCCTTCAGAATTTTGATAAAGAAAAATCTTTAACAAAAAATATTGGCAGATCTAAGATGGATCTGAAATTATTAAAGGAGTCAAGGATTGAGTGGTTTTTGAGGCAATTGAGTAGTATCAATTCCAAGACTCAGGAAGCAACAGGCAGAATTAATTCCGACACACTTTTATTAAAGGTCGTATCATGACACCAAGAGGAGAATATTCTGAGTTCAACGAAGATGGAACTCAGGTAGTATATAATTATGATGATTTGGTTTATTATAATAAAAAAGCCTATGTCGCTACTCGCACGCAAGAATTAGGTCATCCCATCCACGAAGATAGTGGTTGGTCTTTGGTTGGTAGTGGTGCCTCCTTTTTTTCCAAGGACGAACCTCTATTTGCAAAACCCGGTGATAAATGGTTTGACTCTAGCAGCGGTGTGATGTATACTAGGGTTCAACAAGACGATAGTGTCTTATATTGGATAGAACTTTGATTTTACTAGATAATAACCAAATACTTATTGCCAGCATTTTTCAGTCTTTAAAAACTCCAGAATTGCAAGAAACTAATTTTCTTAGGCATCTTGTACTTAATACTTACAGGATGTACAGATCCAAATTCAAGAAACAATATGGCGATTTAGTCATATGCCACGACTCTTCTAACTGCTGGAGAAAAGACTTTTTTCCAGAATATAAAGCAAACAGAAAAGAAAAGCAGAAAACTGATGGTATAGACTGGAAAAATATCTATAGTAAACTTCATGAAATACGAGAAGAGGTTAGGGGTAATTTTCCGTACAAAAATGTAGAGGTTCCCCGAACTGAAGCAGATGATATAATTTCTGTTCTTTGTCACGAATACTCAGGCAAAGAAGATATTGTTATTGTGTCGAACGACAAAGATTTTAGACAACTGCTTAAACTTCCGAATGTAAGACAATATTCTCCTATGTTAAAATCTTTCGTGGAATGTGAAGATCCTGACGCTTATCTTTTTGATCACATTCTTAAAGGAGATTCGTCCGATGGTGTGCCAAATATCCTCTCGGATTCTGATACCTTCATACGAAAAGATAAGAGACAAAAAAGATTGACAAAAAAGATTATTCAGGTTATAAAGGAAGAAATGGAATCTTCTTCTATACCACCTGAATTTTGTTCAGACAACTGGGAGCGGAATAAAATGATCATAGATTTATCCATGATTCCTTTAGATATTACACAATTAATAATTGAAGCATATGAGACATGCAAATTTGGTGATAGATCTTCTATGCTTAATTACATGATAGACAATAGATTGAAAAATCTAATAGAAAACTTGGAGGACTTTTGATGAGAAAGTCTAAGAAAATAGTAACCGATGGTGATAAATTTGATAAAATGAAAGCAAAGAGTAGCAAGAAAATATTCAAGACAAAAAAAAACAAACACAAAACAATACTAAAAAACTATAACCACGATAAAACTTTTGACTATATTCGTACAAACGACATAGATGAATTGGAGAATTTAAATTGATGACAGGTACTAGAGTGACATTAGGAAAAGAAACTTTGGCGATTCTTAAGAATTTCGCTACGCTAAATTCTAATATTCTTATTGATGAGGGGAGTAAGATTCAAACTCTTACTCCTACCAAGAATGTAATGGCAATTGCTATGGTAGAGGAAGACTTCCCTACTAAATTTGGTATTTGGGATTTGAATAAATTCCTTTCTACCGTATCCCTATTCAAGAATCCATATTTTGAATTCGAGGATAAGTTTGTTATCATTGGTGATGATTATGGATCATCAGTTAAATATCATTATTGTGATGAAAGTGTATTGACTGTTCCTACAAAGGAAATTAATATGCCAGAATCAGTGGTATCGATTTCAATTGATCAGTCTACTTTTTTAGAACTACAGAAGGCATCTTCTGTTCTTCAACTTCCTGACTTGAGTGTGGTTCCTAGTGAAGATGGACAAACCATTCTTGCGGTTGTGGATGATCGATCAGATCCAACAAGTAACAATTTCTCTGTTACTCTTGGTGAAAACACTTGTGAGCAGAACTTTATGTTTAACTTTAAGTCAGATCTTCTGCGAATGTATCCCGGTAATTATGTTGTGAATTTCACCGAAACAGTTATCAGTGAATTTATCAACAGTGACTTGGATTTGACTTATTATATCGCACTGGAAGCATCCAGTAAGTATGGAGAATGATTTAAATTATGCTAGATCATGGATTGTTTGTTGAGAAGTATCGTCCTTCTACAGTAAAGGATTGTATACTTCCTGTTGAGATCGAAACTACAATTCGAAAGATGGTTGAAGCGAAAGAATGCCACAACTTGCTCTTTCACGGAGGTGCCGGTTGTGGTAAAACCTCTGTTGCAAGAGCAATTTGCAATGATTTGGACGCAGATTATATCATAATTAACTGCTCGGAAGATGGTAATATTGATACCTTGCGGACAAAGATTAGAAGTTTTGCAAGCACTGTTTCTCTTAATGGTAATTCTAAGGTAGTAATCTTAGATGAGTTCGACTATAGTAACGCACAGAGCATTCAGCCTGCTCTGCGTGGAGCGATTGAGGAGTTTGCAAAGAACTGTAGATTTATTATTACATGTAACTATAAGAACAGAATCATTTCACCGATTCATTCTAGATTTACTAATGTAGATTTTACAATTCCAAGCGAAGAAAAGGCTAGTATTGCAATGAGAATACTTGAAAGAATGGAGTACATTCTTGGCGAGGAAGGTATTGAGTATGATCAAGAAGTTATTGCAAAACTTGTAACTAAGCACTTTCCTGACATTCGCAGAATGCTCAATGAAATTCAAAGATATTCTTATAATGGAAAAATTGATATAGGAATTCTGTCAAGTCTAGGTGATGTCCAGATCAAAGACTTGATGAAGGCTATGAGTCAGAAGAATTTTGCAGATGTCAGAAAATGGGTTGTTAATAATTTGGACAATTCTTACTCTGATATTTTTAGATCTATATATGATGGATTGACTGGGAATTTGAAACCAAATTCTATTCCACAAGCAATTGTAACTTTGGGCGAGTATCAATACAAAGCTGCATTTGTTGCAGATCAAGAAATTAATCTAACTGCCTTAATGGTAGAACTTATGATGGAGTGTGATTTTAAATGAATGAACAACTAGAATTTTATTCGCAAATAGGACAAGATAAAATACTTTTTCGTCTTTTCAAGGAAAAGGAAAACGGAACATTTTTGGATATAGGTTGTGGTCAACCTGATCATATCAACAATACTTATTTTTTTGAGAAAAATTTAAACTGGACAGGATTGAATTTAGATTTTGGTTCTCAATATAAAAAAAATTGGGAAAACATTAGACCACAATCTAAATTTATTTTAGAAGACGCTTTAAATGTTGATTATCTAAAGTTGCTAAAGGAAAATAATTTTTCAACCGAAATTGATCTTTTATCTATGGACTTAGATCCGTGGGATGTTACTTTCGAAGTATTAAAGAAAATTCCACTGGATAATATAAAGTTTAGTGTTATACTGTATGAACATGATGGATATAGATCTGGTGATGAATTTAAACAAAAAACAAGAACATATTTAGAATCTTACGATTATATCTTATTCACGGAGTTGAATAATCAAGATGATATCTGGGTTCATTCAACCTTTGCGGAGAATCTTAAATGAAAGAAAAAAAGAAAAAATTTACCCCGACTAGGGATTTAGTTGCACTTGAGACAACTCTCAAGGAGAAAAAAACTACTGAGCATGGTATTGTTTATACTGAAAATCAGGTTTCTGATAATTATTATGTTTGGAGTACGGTTTATTCGGTTGGACCTAAAGTAAAAGAGGTTAAGCCAGGTGATGTGGTTTACTGGAAGTTAGGATCTAATAACTCTGAGTTTTATAAAGACGGAGACTTTATTGTGGATATTGTGAATTTTACTGATTTATTGGTGGTGAAGTGTGAAACTAGGTGATTTTCTTAATTCAGTAAATTACAATAAGAAAAATTTGTTTGAAGAGAACGAGGATTTTGCAGAAAAATCCTATGTTCCTTTCATTATCAATAGATGTCTTTCTTACTTTCCGGATACAATACTTCATGCAAATAGAATGAATATGTGTAGTGGGTTATCCAAGAGAATGAACTATGAATACTACCTCCATTCGATAAGAAAAGGGAAGAGATTTTCTAAAACATTAAAGCATGAAATTTCAGACGATATTTCCTTGGTTATTACACATTTTTCTGTTTCTCGATCAAAGGCAAAGGACATGTTACCCATGCTGAAGAAAGAGTTTTTAGAAGATATTCGTGATATCTACCTCAAAACACACTAATTTATAAATATTACAAGTGTGAAATATTATTGAGGTTAAAACTATGGAAAATGAAATAGATATTTTTAAAGGTTTGGGTGTAAGAGTAAAGTTAGAAGATGAAGATGACTTTCTGATAGTCAAAGAAACGCTAACTCGCATGGGTGTTTCTTCCAGAAAAGAAAATAAGTTATTCCAGTCTTGCCATATCCTTCATAAGAAGGGTGAGTATGCTATTGTTCACTTTAAAGAACTTTTTATACTTGACAAACTGGAAAGTAATATATCAGAGTCTGATATAGCAAGAAGAAATTTAATAGCGAAATTACTTGAAGAGTGGGAATTATGTGATATACTAGATCCTGAGAAAATAAAGGATCCGATTGCTAATATAAAGCAAATAAAGATTATACCACATAAGCAGAAAAGTGAATGGGAATTGATACCTAAATATCATCTAGGAAAATAAATATAATGAAAGTGATATCTTTTTATACTGAGGGCGATGAGAAAAATTATTATAAACAGTGTGCAGATAGACTTATACGGGATTGCGACAAATATCAAATTGACTTAGATTTAGTTAAAAAAGAATCTCTGGGATCTTACAGGGAAAATTGTTTATCTAAGCCTAAGTTTATTCTTGATAAGTTAAATGAGTATAAGACTCCTTTAGTTTGGATTGATGTTGATACTGTTTTTAGAAACAAACCAGATCATTTTTATGCCGAGGCCCTTATCAATATTGATTTGGCATTTTCTTCTTCAAATACTAATTTGACAGGGATGAAGGCATCTCCTCTTTACTTCAATTATAATGAGTTATCTAAATTATTTTTAGAAGACTGGATTCAAGTATGTACTGATGTTTTAGAAAACATGGATATTAACTTTGATCATGAATCTCTTTTTGGTATGGTGTCTAAGCACTCAGGTACGATGCAATATGGATGCTTCCCCCCAGAGTATTGTATTTGGCCGGGGCAATCGAATGAAGACACTGTTATCGAAATGGGTCTTTCCGATATTTCGGATAAGATTGAAGTTCTAAAGAAAATGGGTATAGACGGTGATCTTTTAGCGATACAAACAATAGGAATATTATGAAACAAATACAGTGTGTGGGTGCGGGATTTGATCCCTCACAATCTTCATGTTCGAACCTAAAACCCCAATCTTTTTCTTGGACAACAGAACCAGCAGAAAATCAAGTTCTGATTGATAATGCAATTTTGTATGCCAACAAAATAGACAGGTTGGATAGTCAAAAATCATATGGTTGGGTTTGCGAGTCTTCGGCTATTGTTCCTCAATTAATAGAAGCATTAAAGGACTTTCATGAGGTTATCATAGAAGATGGAGAACTCGAAGCAATATTCACGAATGATAAAAGTCTTCTTGAATTAAATGATAAATTCATTTACTGTTCAAATGGCAGTAATTATCCGTGGATACCAATAGAGTCGTGGGGTATTGGGGAGAAGAATAAATTATGTTCTATGGTAGCATCACCTAAAGTCATGTGTGATGGACATCATTATCGTCAGAAAATTGCATGCAAATTTAAAGACAAAATAGATCTTTTTGGTGGTGCTTGTGGATCTGAGAGAATTGGTATTTCTGCTAATTTGGATCAGGAATGGAACGACAAAAGGATTGCAGTGTGTCCTTATAAATTTTCTATAGTCATGGAAAATATATCTTCTGACAATTACTTCACAGAAAAACTTACTGATTGCTTTGCAACCGGAACAGTTCCGATTTACTGGGGAGCAAAAAACATTGGTAATTTCTTTGACTCTAAAGGAATTATCAAATTAGATGATGATTTTAATGTAGACATTCTTACAGATGATTTGTATAATGAAATGATACCTCACATAGAAGAGAATTATAAAAAAATAAAATCTATGGAAATGGCTGATGATGAACTTGCAAACAAAATCTCATAAACCTACAGTTAAAAACGGGGAATATCTTTTTAGAGATTCTTTTGAGTTTGACTTTCCTGTTGAAATTCATTTTTCTCGTATGGAAGACTTTACGAATGCAGATGCGTTTAAGGTTCTCGTTCTGTCCAGCGAGTCAATGATGTCCCCAAATAGATCTACTGTACATGATGTGATGAACAATCACAAGAGATATGATCTAATTCTTTCAGCAGATGATGAAATTAATGTTTTCTGTAAGAATGCACATTTGTTTCCATATGGAAGCACATGGTTAAATCGAGGTGCTATTAATCATCCAGATGGTCTTGGTTTATATAAGCCTTCTCCCATCTTCGAAAGAGAACAAAAAACTTTTGATGTGAGTTTTCTGGCTTCTTGGTATAATATTGATCGACCTGGTTACAACTTAAGAAATCAGGTGTGGGTAAGGAAAGATGAAATCGAAATACCAACTAACTTCTACACAAGCACCAAGTGTTTTTCTGATTCTCCAAACCCTCTTCCGGGAGGAGAAAAGGAATCTCTTTTCGACTCTCAGTATCATATTTGTATAGAGAATCAATCAGTAGGGCATTACTTTACGGAAAAACTTATTGATGCTTTCTTAACAGAAACTATTCCTGTTTACTGGGGATGTCCAAACATTGAAGATTATTTTGATGTAGATGGAATGATTTTGTTTCAAACATTCGACGAACTTAAAGATAAATTAAATGACTTGACACCATCGTACTACGAAAGTATACTGAACATTGTTCATAAGAATAAGCAAAAGGCAATAGAGTTTGCAAATTATGATCAGAGAATATTTAATTTTATAAAAAATTCTGAAGTATAATAATGAATGTATTAGTAACAGGTGGTGCAGGTTTCATAGGAAGTAACTTAGTAGATCGACTGATTGAACAGAATCATGTTGTTACTTGTCTAGACATAAACCCACATGGATATTGGAACGAATCCGCCAAAAACTATACTGGTGACATTTGTAACCACATATTAGTCAATGATATAATGAAAGGCATAGACTATGTGTTTCATATGGCTGCTGATGTTAGGATTCAGGATGCCATACTAAATCCTATTCATTGTTACGAAACGAATGTGATGGGAACTGCTACGCTGTTGGAGGCAGCAAGAAATAACAATGTGAATAACTTTGTGTTTTCATCTACCTCGGCAGTGTATGAGTGTGATCACATGGTACAAGGTGAAGATTCTAAACTCTGTCCCACACTAAACCCATACGCATCATCTAAGTACGCTGGTGAAGATCTGTGTAGAATGTATTCTAAACTATATGGATTGCACACCACGATTCTGCGTTACTTCAATGTCTATGGAAACCGACAACACACAACAGGACAGTATGCTCCAGTGTTGGGCGTCTTTATGAAACAGAATGAAGAAGGACTGCCTCTTACGGTGACTGGTGAGGGTAAACAGAGGAGAGACTTCGTTCATGTTTCTGATGTGGTTGATGCAAATATACTAGTTGCCGAGAAGAATACCACTCCGTCCAGAGTGTATAATGTTGGATCTGGCGTGAGTTACTCGATCAAAGAGATCGCAAATATGATCTCAGAAAATATCACCTACATAAATGAGCGAAGTGGAGAAGTGTTTGCCACCCAAGCAATGATTCACCAAATTAGTGAGTTGGGTTGGCAACCACAGATAAATTTACATGAATGGTTAAATTATGCCCAAAAAAACTAGTGATATTAAACTTAGTATTTTAATACTTTCTATACCTTCTAGGTTTAGTAAACTTGAAAAATTAATTTCTAAGTTAGAAAATCAAATAAAAAGTGAAGATGTAGAAATTTTGTGTTTGATGGATAACAAATCATTTCACATATATGAAAAAAGAAATGAACTTCTAGAAATGGCTAGAGGTAAATATATTTGTTTTCTGGATGATGACGATTCCGTTGGTGAGAATTATATAGAATCAATTTTAGAATCTACGGAAGATGATTTAGATCTTATATGCTTCAAGCAACATTGTATTTACAACGGTCATAATTTTGATGTTTACTTTGATATCAATCATACATGGGACCCTATGGATCAATTGGTGTTTAACGGAAATGGATTTAATGATTTGAAGAGACCTCCATTTCATATGTGTCCATTCAAATCAGAAATAGCAAAGTCTGAAAAGTTTAGAGAAAACTACGATGCTAATGGTCAATCATGTGAAGATTCTGATTGGCTGCTTAGACTTTATCCGAAGGTGCAGAGTCAAGTTATAATTGATGACGCACTGCATCATTACATTTATGACAGCAGAGAAACGGAATCTATTGTAAAATGAAACTAATATGTTTTTCTTTGTGGGGAGATCTACCCATGTATACTGTTGGTGCTGTTAAAAATGTAGAGATTGCTAATGAACTTTTTCCTGACTGGACTTGTAGGTTCTACATTGCAAATTCTGTTTCTCGTGATATTTACACACAATTGGAGGAACTTGGCGCAGAATTGATTGTTCGTGACAACCCCGGAACTACTAATTCTATGTTCTGGAGATTTGAACCTGCGGCAGATGAAACAGTTGATGCAATGATTGTTCGTGATACCGATTCTCGGTTGGGTATACGAGAAAAACTTGCTGTTGACGAATGGTTAGATTCTAATAAGAAATTGCACATCATGAGAGATCACCCATACCATCAAGCTCCTATGTTGGGTGGTATGTGGGGGTGTCGGCCAGTTCTTTTACCTAATTTATCTGAGAAAATAGAATATCATATACATCAAAATCCTGACGAAAAGGGTTCTGATCAACATTTCTTATGGTCGCATGTTTATCCTAAATTTAGAGAAGATTCGTTTGTACATGATCCATTCTTTGATAATAATCCATTCCCAATAGAACGGAACGAAGATCCATTGGTTAAGTTTATTGGTCAGGTTTTTGATGAGAATGATCGATACGCTGGTGATTGGAAAAATGATTTAGATGTATTGGGTGACTCTTGTGCTAAATAATAGTTTAATATTTTATAATTGGATGCCTTGTGTTGCAGATTTAGTTCTTGATTATCCAGAGAACTATTATCATGCTTTTAATACTATTAGAGAACATGGTAAAGATAATCTTACTCTTGAAGATATCGAAAACATGAAACCGAATACTAAGATTTTTATCAAGACTGATTTCCTTAAGGACAGAACATTTCAAACTCAGATTCTCCCTAGAATCAAAACGCCTTTTGTTCTAATAAGCGGCGTTTCTTCGTATCAGGTTGATGACTATCAGTCGATCCTAGACTCAGAATACTTGGTAAAATGGTTTTGTACAAATCCACCATGTTACGATAGTAAGGTGGTTGGTTTACCAATCGGCTTTGAGGAAAAGAACAGGGATGGTGGTAACCAAGAGGTTCTTAAATATTTTTACAACACGAAGCATGAGGATAAATTGAATAGGGTTCTTCTTCCATACCATACAGAAAGCAACAACCCAAAGAGAACGGAATATATCAATTATCTTAAGGGACTTTCCTTTGTCGATGTGCAAGAAGAGAAACTTCCTTTTAAAGAATATCTTTCTCTTCTTTCGAGTTATAGATTTTGTGTGTGTCTTGAAGGTGCAGGTTTTGATACTCATCGAAACTATGAATGCCTTCTTACTGACACTGTACCAATTATGAAAATTAGCACGGTGGATATGATATATCGCCAAGATAATTTACCTTGCATTTCTGTTGCCGACTGGTATACTATAACAGATCAATTTTTCTCTTCTTTCTCCGAAGATAAATATAACTTTAATAATGTTCGTGAGTTTATGCTAACAAAAACTCACGCTAAAAGGATAATGAATGAAACTGTTTAATATTGATATGCATATTTCTATCGTACATGATGTCAAGTCATTGTTTCCAGAGATAGGACATAGTATTGACTCTTGTTGTATGTCTGGTCATACTTGGGTAAACAAAGAAAGTCAGGGAACTACGGAAGTCATCAACCCTCAGAATTGGTTTGGTATCGATCAGGATATGTGTGATCGATTCTATGAGGTCTATAAGGATAAACTGAGTGAGTATGATGGCTTTATTCACTCATACCCTCCTGCATTTGCCGCCTTGTTCGAGAAGTTCGAAAAGCCAATTTACACCATTGCTTGCACTAGGTATGATTATCCTTGTGGAAGCGGGGAGCATGCAACTCAGGATAGACTCGCTTGGTTAAACGAGAAACTGATGAAGGGTTACGAGAACGGGCAAGTTAAGTTTATTGCAAACAATCTATACGACAAGAAGTATTGTGAAGAGTTTTGTGGTGGAGATTGGAAGTTTATCCCTTCCCTCTGTACTTATATTAGTCATCTAAGATGTACTGGTGAAACAAACCAGATTCTCATGTGGGATAGAAACCGTGATGGCCTGCGTAATGAATTGGTGTACAAGAATGTAGAACCGAGATTTAGTACCTCACAGGTATACGACAGAGAGAAGTTGATCGGTGCGTCTGGTATTATTCATATCCCATATAACATTAGCGTCATGTCTTCGTTTGAACATTATGCTATGGGGATTCCTATGTTCGTTCCTTCTTATGATCTTTTGATTGACTGGAAGACCCAAGGTAGAAATGTCCTCAGTGAATTGGAATTCTGTAACAATCTAAATCAACCCGTAAAGGATGAATGGATTAAACTGGCAGACTGGTATGATAAAGAGAACATGCCTGGAGTAATGCTGTTTGAAAGTATCGATCACCTACATGAACTGATTGATACTTATGATCGAGAAGCAGTCACGAACGAAATGAAAGAATCTTATGGAAAGAAAAAGGAGAGAACAATCGCTCTCTGGGAAGAGGTATTGGTATGAATATTTTAATGACTGGTTGTGCAGGGTTTATCGGTAATGTTGCATGGAGAAGGTTAGAAAAGAAATACAAGTTAATCGGTATTGATAACTTGAGTAGGGAAACTGCGGTTGCACCGATTCTTGATTCTATTCAACACCATTTGTTTTATGTTGAAGATATCAATAATATTGAGAAAATAAATCTTCCTAAGTTGGATGCTATCATTCACCTAGCCGCTCAAGTAAGTGTTACTCAGTCTGTCATTGATCCAATTGATGACATCAGGACTAACGCAGAGGGAACTCTGCGAATGTGTATGCTTGCGAAGGAACATGATTGCAAATTGATTTACGCTTCCACCAATAAAGTCTACGGCGAATTAGAGGGTGTTTCTGAACCTATTAGCGATGATCGTGGTTTCACTCCCGAGACTGCTTACGGTATCAGTAAGTGTGCTGGCGCACAATATGTTCTTGATATGCTTCCGGACACGGGATATGTTTTCCATCAATCTTGTATCTATGGGGAGACTCAAGTAGGAACAGTTGATCAAGGATGGGTTGGTTGGTTGCGTAATAGTATTGATACTAAGCGTCCAGTGACCTGCTTCGGGGATGGTACACAGGTCAGGGATCTTCTTCATGTTGAGGATTTGGTTGATCTCTATGAGATGGTTCTGGATGGTAAGATTGAGCCAGGATCATATGTAACAGGAGGTGGTGCGGAAAACGCACACTCTTTCTCTGAAGTCATGGAACTTCTTGGTGGAGAGATTGACGGATATGATGATTGGCGTCAACATGATCAAAGGTACTTTGTGTCGTCAAATGAGAAACTAAATGCATCTGGATGGAAGCCAAAGACCTTGTTTAAAAATTGGATAACTAAAATTTATGGAGAAATAATATGATAACAATTTCAAAAGAAACTCACCCCGAATTGTATTTCGATTACACCAAGGGATTGGATTTGCTTTCTTCGATTAAAGATGAAGATTATGAGTATCCAGAAGAGATTACTAATTTTCACATCTACACTGAAGTTAAAACTGACAAAGAACTAGAGTGTATTAAATCTTACTTTGCAACTCAAAACTTAGAAAAAACAAAATTGATTGTATGGTCAGATTATGACATTTCTCATAACCCTCTAATACAACCATTCAAGGATAAAATGGAACTCAGGGTTTATGATCCAATAAAGGAAGCAAAAGGAACACCATTAGAACATGAGTACGATAAGTTAAAGGCTGCGGATTCTAAGCATTATTTGCAGTCAGATTTGCTTCGTCTTTTGGTGCTTTATAAGTATGGTGGTGTTTGGGTAGACATGGATATCGTTTTTCTTCGAGATTTTAAGCCCATTCTTGATCAAGAATATATGTATCAATGGGGATCGGAAATAAATTATGGAAAACAGGGTGCGTGCGCGACAGTTCTTGCAATGAAAAAGCAAAGCGAGTTTTCCTGTAAGATGTTGGAAGTTCTGAAAACTATGCCCGTGACTGGCGGAACCGTTTGGGGCAAAGATACTTTTGCTAGGCTATGGCAAGTATATCCTAACTTCACTATTTTTCCTTCTACTTTTTTTAATACAGAATGGTTAATAAGTAAAACTGATATTGAGTTTAGAAATTTACTTGGAAGTCCCTTTGGTTTTTCCAAGATTGAAACGGATAAAGATTTTCTTTTCCTCGATGCTTTTGCTTGGCATTGGCATAACACATCCAGTAAAGATGAACTAATCGAGCCTGGATCTAAGTTTGATTTACTCAGAGAAAGAACAAACCTTCTTCTGAAGGATCGCGGACTCGTATAAATAGAATAAAAGGACTTATATAATGAAACCAAGTATTACCCTGTGCATGATAGTTAAAGATGAAACCCATGTTATTGAACGATGTTTGAGATCTGCTGCGCCATTTATAGATCGCTATGATATAACCGATACTGGATCTACCGACGGAACCCAAGATCTCATCAAAAAAATAATGGATGAATTAAATGTTCCGGGAACGATTCATCAGTCTGACTGGAAGGGTTTTGGGGATCACGGTGGCAAGATGGGATCCCGATCAGAATCATTACAGAATGCTGCAAAAAGTGACTGTAATTTTGCATGGATGATTGATGCTGACGACTCTCTGGAAAGTGGAAAAATGATCATTCCAGACGATCTGACTGTTGATGGTTATTCTGTCAAGATTCAGAGGGGTGACTTTGTTTGGTGGAGAAATCAAATATTCAATCTCAAAACTGCTAAATGGAGATATGTTGGTGTTCTTCATGAGTATGCAACTTGCGATAAAGATCAACCTAATTGCAAAAAATTAGAAGGCAATTATTCTCTCACTGCAAGGACCGAAGGTGCAAGAAATGTTGGTATTACTCCTGTAGAAAAATATACAAGAGATGCAGAGATGTTAGAGAAAGCATTGGAAGAGGAACCAGACAATCAACGCTATCGGTTCTACCTTGCTCAGAGTTATTTTGATTCCCAGCAATGGGATAAGTCAAGAGAATCATATTTAAAGAGAGCAGAGCATGGAGGTTGGCCCGAAGAAGTTTTTTATTCTCTGTACAGAGCAGCAATTATTGACGGTATTCAAGAGAAGCCATTAGAGATAATTGCACAATCCTTCTTGAAAGCATATCAAGCAAAACCTGATAGAGCCGAAGCACTCTTTAATCTGGCAAGAATTTATAGATTGAATGGAATGCCCGCAGTTGGATATATTTATGCGAGAATGGGTTTGGAGATTTCGTATCCTCATAACGATATTCTCTTTATTCAGGATGAAGTTTATAGGTATGGAATTTTAGATGAGGTTGGAGCATGTGCTTTCTATGCAGGAAAACCTCATGTGGGATATGCTGCGTGCAAGAAAATGATAGATGAGAATCTAGTACCTGATGGGGATCGTGATAGAGTTATCGAGAATCTCAGAAGTTATGAAAAAGTTCTAGGTCAACTACAGCAACAACAGATGAATCAAAATATGAATTCGCAGATGGCAGATTTTGCTAAAAAGCAAAAGGAAAAGGATGATAAAAGAGTAGAAAAAAAAGAAAAGAAAAATAAAGTTAAAAAATCCACCAAGTCAGCAAGTATACATACTCAATATAAGCCTAGAAAAAAGGTTAAAAAGTAAGAAATATGACTGACAAGATACGAGTCAATAAACTAGAAAAAATGATCCTGAATGAAACTGTTTCTTCCGAGTTGCAGGAGGGGTGTGTTTTTCATGAGGCCGAAGGAAAACCTGATGAGATTATTAGGTTAGATCCGGGTATTAGTAATATTGATGTTTTATCTTCTGATGGGAAGTTGTTCCGGATACAGGGAAGTAGAAGAAAATTAAGTGAACTTTTTACTATAGTAGAAGAAATTGTTCCTGAACCGGAAAAAACTACACCTACGATTATAATTGAACAGGGACAGCCGGGTAATGATGGAATTCCTGGCCCTCCAGGTCCTGTCGGGGAAAAAGGTTATCACGGAGAAAAGGGTGATCAAGGAGAACCGGGAAATCCCGGTCCTGCTGGTCCCCCTGGTCCTGCAAATGGACCTAAAGGTGAGGACGGAGAGGAGGGCCCTCCAGGCCCCCAAGGCCCACGAGGAAATCGTGGCGATCAAGGGGAAAAGGGAGATCTCGGAGAACGGGGACAGCAAGGTCCAATAGGACTTAAGGGTGATGGAGGAGAGAAGGGTGATAGCATACAGGGAGATCGGGGAGATCCCGGAGAACGCGGAGAGATAGGTCCTGCTGGTCCTGAAGGAAAGCAAGGAAAGCAGGGTAATAGTGTACGAGGAGACATGGGAGAGAGAGGATCTAAAGGTGATCGTGGTGATCAAGGCCTTGCTGGTCCTGTTGGGCCTAGAGGAAAAAATGGAGATCCTGGCGAAAAGGGTGAACCGGGAAGATCGGGTGTGCCAGGAGAGAAGGGTAACCCCGGAGATTCTAAGATTGAGTCTGTAAAATATCCTTTAGTTTTAGATGTTAAAACCAAAACTCTAAGTTTTAGTACTAAAAAATTAGAAGAACTTCTTTCTAAATTTACTTCACTTGCTCAAAAAGATCCAGATTATGCTGGTATAACTGATTGGTTGGCAGCATCAGGTGGTGCTGTTGCTATTAGAGATGGAAATAATGGCGATCGAATGATTATAAAATCTCTGAATGATTTAATTATTCAGGGTGAGGGTGTGTCTGTTGTTAAGGATAGAGGATCTAATGTCAGAATGACAATTTCTGGCGGAGGTGATGTGACTTCTGTCAATGGACAAACTGGTGCTGTTATACTTGCAGGTATTTCTGGAGATTCAGTTTCACGATTCAATGGATTGACTGGTTCAGTCGGAATCAGTGCTGGTACTGAAATATCAATTACTCAATCTGGTAATACTTTTACCATAGCATCATCGACATCAACTCTCCCATCACAAAGAACATTTTCCGCATCTGCTCCTTATACTTACACTTCCAGTGCGATAGCAGGTACTGCGACTTCCAACGGAGAAATATTACATAATACAAATAACGACTCAATATCAATTTATAAATTTGATAATAATGGTGCAGATTTTAGAGATGTGTTATCGGAAGCATCTGGAATTGGCACTAGCGGTAAAGTTGGTATAGTATTTGGATCTTCTGAGACAGAACGAGGTTTCTATTATGATTCTGTGACATATAACGGAACTGCGTTTAACTTTACTACCACCGAAATTTTTCCTGACTCAAGTGCCGGGAGTGGTAAAGCAGTAGAACTAAGGGTTTATCCCGATAACCCAACACAAGGAGCCAGTACTCACTTCCGATTCCCAGATGGAACAAATGCTGTATCGATTGTTACTACTTTAAATGGACTGACTGGTGGTGTTACATTAAATGCCGGGAACAATATAACATTAACTACCGGAATAGGTGGGATCACTCTTGCATCTTCTGGGAGCGGTAGTGGTGTGACTGGTGCTACTGGCGCCACTGGACCTACTGGTGCTGATTCTACGGTTGCCGGCCCTACTGGTGCTACAGGCGCAACTGGCGCAACTGGCGCTACTGGTAACACCGGAGACGGACTCTTCGACACCACATTCGCAACAGGAACTTCACTTGATCACAGTCTTAATTTTGATAACATTAATACGGTAAGTGGTGGTGGTAGGAAATTCCCAGTTCTTCTTGAAGGCGGAGAAATTACTTTTGATTACATTCGCGCCCAAGACATCTTCTTGGACTCGGAGTTTGTCTTTGGTATTAACTCGTTTAGTATATCGGGAGACGCTACCGTTCTGATTGGAAGTGGTAACTACAGTTTGACTGGTAGAAGTTTGTCTGCAACTTATCAAACGCCTGGAAGCATATCAGTTGCCGCAGCCAATGTGACAACTAACGCATCTTCCGACTCTGGGTTCCCAGTAGACTTGTCTAGTGGTTCTCATACACTGGCAGGTGCAACTTTGATCGCTTATCCTGGCAGTAAAAACTCTTCGGTGACATTTACTCTCGGCGCAACGGGTAGTGATGCGAGTTTTGTAACCTCGACCGACAGCATAACTTTTAGAAACAATAACTATTATGGTGTTTCAAGTAACGCTGGATTGACTGGACCTGATCTATTAACTCTGACTGCATTTTTAGACAGTAATAGATCTGCTACTGTAAATGTGAACGCTGGTTCGGGTGAATACATATACTATGCTTACCCTTCCTCTTATGGGGATGCTACTTTCAAGGTAGGTGGATTTGCTGGTGGTATAAGTAAACTATACGGCGGTGCAACTGCACATACGAATGCTTCGAGTTTCGCTGAAACATACTTTATCTACCGATCGGATAATGCAAGTCTAGGTTCAACAGAAGTGGTGGTTTCCTAATGCCTATTTCACTAATTGACATCATCAAGCAGCAGAACAGAAACGCCACTAGTGGTGACTTCTTTTTCATGCTGGACTCTGGTGATATCAACTTCAAGGTTCAGGGGATACAAGTAGATGCATCTTTATCACCTGGCGCTACAACAGATTTTAAGTACATTGTAGAAGATGTATCTGCTCTCAACGCTGGTTTCGGTACGATCACTGGCGTTGGTGATGATGATATTGTTAGATATAATGGATCTGCCTATGAGATATTCTTAGATGCAAGCAATAAGCAAGATGGTACGATTGTATTTAACGAGGGTGACTCTAAGTTTTATGGGTTCAATGGAACTGCATGGCAAGAACTAGGATCGGGTGCGGGTGGTGGTGTTACAGGAGCAACAGGAGCAACAGGTGCGACAGGCGCCACTGGTAACACTGGTGCTGCTTCTACGGTTGCTGGGCCCACAGGCGCAACAGGCGCCACTGGTAACACTGGTGCTGCTTCTACGGTTGCTGGGCCCACAGGCGCAACAGGAAACACTGGTGCAAGAGGTACTACTGGCTCTGCTGTTGTAGATATTTTCTATCAGGATTCTGCACCGACAGGGGGAGCCGAAGGTAATATTTGGTTTAATTCAAATAGTGGTTTGTTCTTTATCTATGTTGACGATGGGGATTCAGAACAGTGGGTTCAGATTGTGGGTAGTAGAGGTCCTACTGGTGCAACTGGTGGTGCTGGATCTGGTGGTGGTGGTGTGTCCGCTGGAGCAGGATTGACGCTAAATGGTGTTACTCTTGGTATTGATTCTACCGCAACCATTCATGTTGCTGGTGTTTCATCTGATGGTGGTATTACTGCTGGTGGTAATAGTAAATTCGGTCGTGTTGAAATTAACGACAATCTTATTAAACTAGTAAATGGTAGTGGTATCCATAACGCATCAAATGCCTATGTATATCTCGGTTCATCATATATTGCATTGATGCCGACCGGGAGTTCACCTTCAGGAATAAATGTCCTCACAACAGAAACGCATGTAAAACAAGTCCTTCATACCTCTGATGGTATCTCAATGGATGCTGCTGGTATTACCTTCCCTGATGGAACCTACCAGACAACTGCCGTTAATCCTACTGCAACCATTCATGTTGATGGTATCTCTGCTGATGGTGGTATTACTGCTGGTGCGGATATTGAAATACCAACTGGCACCAAATATGCTTGGAGTGATGGTGCTTTTATCAACAACAATAGTGGTACTTTGCAGATGTCATCTAGTAGCGGCTATTACTCAATGCAACTTGGAGCCAACGGTGTGTCATTCTACCGAGATGTCTTCTGCGAAGATAAACTTCATGTTGCAGGTGCTGCTGGTATTTCTGCTGACTATGGAATGGCGATAGGAACTGGTGGTATCACCTTCGCTGATGGAACCCACCAAACAAGTGCCGCATCTGGATCTGGTGGTGGACTCGCAGGAAGTTTATCATACAACGGACTTTTAGAATTCCCCACCAACAAGACATATAGATTTGACAGATACACAGTATCAGCAAGAACATTTAACTTCCTGTATGTCGATTGTGCAACTGGAGGATGTAGTGCTGATTTCTATGCCGCTGGATCTACACTTTCAAATACTCTGAATGTCACACCCAGTGGAGCAAGTGCCAGTTTCTCAACCGCTGTACCTGCGGGATCTACATTCTCTCTCGTTGTTACTGGAATCACTGGTGGTATTTTGACGCAAGACTTTGGATTTGTTGCGGGATATACACAATGATTTTTGGTGGAACACCCGAGACTGCAATACTCAATGATCCAGATCTTACATTTCTTTTGAATGCGGGAAATGCTTCAAGTGGAGGTGATGGAATAACAGGTGGAAGTGGAACTTGGTATGACATGTCTGGCAACGGGAAAGATTTTGCTGTTGGGTATGGTACTCCTACTTGGAGAGATGATTACGGCGGGGTTATTGGATTTACTGCTGCTGACGAACTCGACTCTGATCATTTTATTTTAGATGTGAATGTTGCTGCTGCGAAGATGACAAATACTACTATGTTTGTTGTTGTTAAGAATACTAGAAGTGCTGGAGTTAAAGATTTTTCTGGTATTCTTCATGCTAGAGGTGGTGGTGGGATGTCCACTGGAATACAAGGAACCAGTAGTTTATATGGTGCGGCTGGACCATCAGGAAATTTAGGATACAATTATGGAAGTTCTTATGCAACTTGGCGATATAATTCTGGACTTACTTTTCCGCTAAATAAATGGTGTTTGGCTGTTGTTGCAGTTGACACTAGTGTAGGTGCAACATTTTATATGTGTGATGCAGACAACGGAATACAAACTAATGTACATAGTTATAGTTCATATGGTACAATTAGTGATTTTAGAACAACTCGTATTGGAAGAGAGACTGGTGGACAGGCGTCCGGGGCCGACAGTAACCGAGGTTGGCAGGGTGATTATGCTATGGCGGGAATGTACACAAGAACTCTAAATTATGGTGAAGTTGAAAAAATATACAATTCATTAAAGAGTAAATATGGGATATAAATACTAGTATGACCAATTTTCCAAATAGTCCAACCAACGGTCAAACAGTAACATTCGGTACTATAGTGTACCAATGGAATGGTGCTGAATGGATATCTCTTGGATCGATCGGTGCTGCAATAGGTCCGACTGGAAACACTGGTCCGATAGGCGCAACTGGCGCCACTGGTGCTACAGGAAATACTGGTGCTGCTGGACCCACAGGTGCAACAGGCGCAACAGGAAACACTGGTGCTGACTCTACAGTCGCTGGACCCATTGGTGCCACTGGTGCTACTGGTGCAACAGGCGCCACTGGTGCTGACTCTACAGTCGCTGGACCCATTGGTGCCACTGGTGCTACTGGTGCAACAGGCGCCACTGGTGCTGATTCTACGGTTGCTGGACCAACTGGGGCCACAGGCGCCACTGGTGCTGACGGTGCTGGTGGTGGAGGCGCCACTCTACATTCGGGTGTTGGACTTACATTATCAGCACTTGTGTCTGGTAAAGGTTACACAATGTCTGTTGATCCAACCGCAGTAGTTCATGTCGCTGGTATTTCTGCTGATGGTGGTGCTACCTTTGATGGTATTGTGTATGCTAACCGATTTATGGGTTACGGCAATTCTGCTACTGGTGTATTAGTGGGTGGTGTTGGACTCAATAACTTTTATATAAACACTAGCGGCGCGTCCAGACTGAGAATTTGGTCTGGTGCTATTATTGCTTATGTAAAACTTCAGGCAGACGCACTTATTCATGCCAAAGCAGGTATCTCAATGGATGCCGCTGGCATCACCTTCCCTGATGGAACCCACCAGACAACTGCCGCATCTGGGTCTACCATAACTGCTGGTGCAGGTATGACACTCGCTGGATCTACTCTAGGTATCGATCCAACCGCCGTGATCCATGTCGCTGGTATCTCTAGTGATGGTGGTGCTACCTTTGGTGCAGGTATCTTTGTTACTGGTGGTAACATCGTTGGTCCGAATAGAGCCACGGGAAGAGTTATTACTGATGTCGTTCAGAGTCCAGATAATGCAAACTCTTTGTATGGTTATAAAAACAACAGCAGTGCATGGGTGGTTCAGACTGGTAATAGCGTTGCTCAAATTACCGTTAGTTCTGGTGGTATTCAATCGGCCGCGAAATTAGACGCAACCACATTCGTCAAAGCAGGAACATATGTTCATGCTGGAACTGGTGTGTCTCTTGACGCAGGTGGCATCACCTTCCCTGATGGAACCTTCCAATCAACTGCCTCTGCCTCTGCTGGCGGAACTGGTTACATTGCCGGTGCTGGACTCACACTAGATGCTGCTGGTGGAACCTTTAGTATTGATCAAACAGCCACAATT